CGTTCTCTGTCATTTTCATGACTTGAGAAATTCTTTCACACTCTGCTAAACTAGTAGCATAGTAAGGAACCACTAAATCTCTTGGATGAATATATTTAGAGACAGGTCGTTCTAATAATTCATCGTAATATACTTTTTTAAAAGTAGATCCTGTTAGCGGTAAATAATACAACATTTGATCCACATCTGTTGTATATTCTTCCATCTTATCCATAATAAGATAGTTCATATAATCTTTTACTCTAGCTGCTTGTTGTTCTTTTTCTGGATCTGGCTTTCCTACAATCTGTGTTCGTACAGGCCCGTCAGGTGGAAGAAGTTCTTTGTAGGCTTGTGCTTGGAATTGCACGCATGCTTCATTAAGCATGGGATGCGAAACACCGCTTGCACCTTTGAAGGGTCTGTTCAATGGATTGTATTTTATGCCGAGTAAATCTAAACCTTTAGTGATGGTATCTTCCCATTCTTTTCGGGAACCTAAATCATTTTTATAGTCTTCTATTAAATCATTCGCTAATGTTTTTAATTCTTTTTCATCTAAACGATCTGCAATGTTTTCTGCAAAATTAAATTCTTTTTGTGGTTCCTGATCCGTGGTCTCTGCTCCGTCTTCCACGATGGTTATTTCATCGACAACGGCTGAGGGATCAGTGTCCTTGGCAAGCGCCTCTTCTTTGGCGATCTGTTCTTCTAAAGATAGATCCGCATTATTTTTTTCAATAGGCATTACTATTCTCCTACCAAACTTAGCACAATTTGCAAGGTTTAGTTTTTGCTAATTTTGTTTTTACTTTTACGTAAGATCCTGATTTATATTTGTTGGTAGATCCACCATAATTCATTTTAGATTTCTTGAGTTCCTTTTTATCTTCCTCATAATCAGGATACATATCAGGGGCTCCTTTGTAACCTTCTCCTTCATAAAAATCTTTTGGTTTTTCTTTTGGCATTACTTTTTTATCAGCAATTAATCCTGCAGCTGTACCTAATACAGCTGTCCTATCAGCTTCTTTTCCTGCAGCTGTACCTAATACAGCTGTCCTATTAGCTTCTTTTCCTGCAGTTGTGCCTAATACAGCTGTCCTATCAGCAATTTCTTTAGCGTTAGGATCTCTTCTTTTTCTTTTTTTGAATTTAGGTTCCATAGTTTTCTCCTTAACAAATTTTAGTTGGTTTAGATCTTGCTAATTTATTTCCTCTGGCTTTAATCATTCCGCCATGTTTTTTAGAAACTTCTGGGGCTTGTCTCTCCATATACAAACCAATACCTTTATCAGATTCAGATTCAGATAATTCTTTTTTTCTTTCTAGTTCTTTCTTTTTCAAATATCTTCGTAAATGAGTAATAGGACTTAATCCTTTCATAAAAGGATATGCGTTTGGAGTTTCCTCTTTCAGTTCTATCTCAACTTCAGTATCTATATTTTTCTTTGCCATAAGTTCTCCTAACCTGCGTAATATTTATATTCTCGTTCTAATCTAGGATCATCCTTTTCATCGGAGTATGTACTGATTAAACCGCCTTGTCGATATCTTAACATAGCTTGTGTGGTGCTGTCGACATAGTCATCGTGCTGACCATGAGGAAATGCAGCGCATTCTTCAATCACTTCATCTGCCCAATGTTCATCTGGTGCCCATACCATTCCGCTTTCAAATATAGGGGCTACAGCATTGGCTCTAGTAAATTTATCTCTACCTTTAGCAGGAACATAATCTAATACAGGTATTCCCATTTTACGCATCTCTTGAATTAATGGTTGTCCTGTAGCTTTTGCTTCAATAACAATACTTTCTGGTTCCCAATATCTATATAAATCATAAGCTACTATTTTAAGTTCTGGAAAATCCCATCTACCTTTTTGTGCATCTAATAAAATAATATTGGGCTCATATCCTTCTACAGGATAAAATATTCCCCAGACAGTTAGTGCAGAATAGTCAGCAGTTTCTTTTTTAGAATAAGCTGTATCTAAACTCATAATCACATGTTGTAGTTGAGGTATTCGTTCATCCTTCCAAACTTTCCACCACTCACGTTTTAATATGGCACCCTCCTCCGCAACAGGATCCTGCATATACTGGGCATTCCAATTGTGAACAGAAATAGACGCTTTGACTTTTTCTAATTCTTCTAGGTTCCAATATTCAGGCCACACTGGGTTCCCTGATTCTAATATGGCTGGAAAATTAATTACTTTCCACTGATCTGATTTCACTTCTTTTTGAGCCTTGATGAGCCTTCCTGTTAAATCATCTTGTGCCCATCTAGTCATAACTACCACAATGGTTCCACCAGGTTGTAAACGCTGACGAGGTCCTGAACTATACCAGTCGTACGTCCGTTCCATTGCAGTGTCAGACATAGAATCTTGTTCGGTATGTGGGTCATCAATAATTAATAAATCTGCACCACGACCTGTGATGGAACCTCCAACACCAGCAGCGAAATATTCGCCGCCATGATTTGTTTCCCAACGTCCCTTAGCTTTGGAATCTTCTCTTAATTTCACATCTCCAAAAATTTGTTTATACTCTGGGGCATCCATTAGGTTACGAACCTTAGAACCAAATCTACTTGCAAGTTCTGCGTTGTGGGACACCTGCATAATTTTCATTTTAGGAAACTTCCCTATCATCCAAGCTGGAAATAAGTAGGAAGCAAATTCTGATTTAGTATGCCTAGGAGGCATATTCACAATGAGCCTTCGTAATTCTTTATTTGAAATTTTTGTAAACTCATTTGCAATGATTTGATGGTGTCCCCATTCAGATTTTTTATTTGTTTTTCTATAAATGAAGTCTGGCCAAACTTCTTGAACAAAAGTCAGAAAGTCATCTTGACATAATTTTATATACTGCAGCTGTTTGCGTAAAACGATATCTCGCAATTCTTCATCGGATAATGTAACTAAATTATTATTGTTAATTTCTACCATCTTTTTGAACCTTACTAAGTTATATCATTTCAGACTATACTGCGTCTATTCAACTTACACCTTTACACCTAATTCTGGTACCATATTTTTTTCAACCCCAAGTTGAATCGATAAAACAAAAATTGAGTTTGCAATCTTTTATGGCACCACTACCGTGGTTCGTGTACAGTTTTTCCGATAACTTTAATTATCGGAAAGGATCTCATACACCTTTTGAGCTACCTTGTCCCACCGACCACGCATAGGGAACACAGCATCAGGCACCAAGTCCTGTGGTTTTTCAACCCACGAGCGAATTCTATAAAGTTTCAGTGCTCTCTGCGAGAGGGCTATATTGCAGATCAGAACTGGCACACCTTCCTTAACATGTAGATTAATCCACGATAGTTGCCACTTAGATAGCTTAGGATAACTGACGTAATCAGCTTTTAACTCTAACCAAAAAGACTTACCTTTGTATACCCCATACAAGTCAGGTATACCGTTAATGGTTCTACTTTCTATTCTTGTGAAACGTATATCTTTCAAGGACTCTTTGAGGTGTTTCCATAACTTGGTCTCTCGTTTTTGATCTGCCATTTTTATTTATCAAACCCTTCTTGATGAGTGTCAGAACTTTTGGATTGTCTCTAAAGATTTGACACAGTTGATTGGTGATGACATTTACCACATGCTCCTCATGCTTGTCATCCTCAAGAGCAGCGCCCTCGTCTTTCAGTCCTCCATACCACACTGATGCATGGATCAATTCGTGAAGTAATGTGTTAGCAAGATCTCTATCAGATGTATTAGTAGCAATTGTTATTTTATTATTACGAGAATCATATTCACCAAAGTTTTCTTCGGTAAATTTACTGTCGCTGGATGTACCAACGACCACGTCAGAGAAACTAATCTTTATCTTCTTCGGTAGTAATTTTAACAGATCCGACATTGGTTCCTATCTTTCCAGTTGTTAACAGTTTCCAAAACTGTTCTTCGCTAATCGATGACTTCGGCTTCGATCGTTTTTGCGTTGTGCCCATCGATTTTTTTCGAAAGTTCTTCCAACTTTTTTTCAAGTTCGACACGACTCATACCCTCCAGACCACTTACAGTTACTTCTCGTTTATCTACAAACAAACCAGCTAACTGGCCTGATCTAAATTCAGCGTTAATTGCGGATGCCCATTGTTTATCCGAAGCAGCACTATTCGCATAATACTCAAATCTTTTGTAGCGTCTTAATTTATCTTTTTCATATACAGCTACAGCTTCAGCTTTTTTCTTATCAAGATAAGCAACTACATGTGGATGAAGTTTTCTGTTAGTTAGTCTTGCACCTATTGCAGACGCAGACTTGTCAGACATTTCTTTGCCAGGCTCACCATAAACTTCTTTAACGATATCCATTTTATTTTTTTGTCCCCAATGTTCTATGAGTTTATCAACAAACAATTGCTGCTTAGGAGTTAAATCATCAACAGTTAATTGGTGTCTAGGTTTTTGTCCCATTTATTTTTTCTTTGCTGTCTTAGCCGCTCGTTTAAATTGTTTTGCAGTCGGAGCACCTTTAGCACCAGGCTTTCTCATCTTTTCTCCAGAACCAGCTGCAATTCGTTTTCTCTTTGCATGTATGTTTGCATACAGTCCAGGTTTGGTAAGTCCGCCATATTTAAATTGTTTTTTTATCAAACCGCCATCTCTTGCTCTGCTCATATCAGGAGTATCAAAGTCAGGATTATTTTCAAATCGTATATCAAATTCATCTTTCGGCATCATCTTAAATCGTTTTCTTTTTTTCTCTCTTTCAGATTTAGTAGTGTCTTTAGTTTCATATTCACTCATAATAACTTCTCCAGTTCAAATTCTATTAAAGAGATTATACAGAAAATTAATCAATATAGTAAGACCCGTTTGTTAGACGAGCACCAAGAACATAGTTAGAGGTACACTATTTTGTACCTAGGTACACTAGAGGTACACTTCTATTTTTGACTTAAGTTATTGATATTAAATAGTAATCATTAAAGAGGTACAGAGGTACACTAGTTTCTCATTTATTTTTTAGTAGTGTCTAAATATCTGTATAACTTCTATAGTAGGATTTGACGTTGTCCGTTATCCGTGGTTCGTGGTCTCTTAAGCTTTAGGTTTGGTCTTATCCTCAAGGCAATTCGCATAAATGCCCGTAATTTGTATATTATTGTAAATAGCTACAGTTTTCATCTCATCTATCTTTTTTTCAATCGATTCCATGCACTCTTTTTTAGAATTGTAGTAAATTTGTGGACTTGGTGTCATTGGAATACACCCCTCCTGACCCATAAAGTCCAGGTGGCATAGCATTACAATCATTATAAAAGTTTCCATGTATCAAATTAGTATAACACGCTTTAGTGACAGATAAAGCTAGTTTTGGTATAATGATAACCAATTTTCATCCTTTGGGTTTAAATTAATCATCATAGTTTAAAAGCAGGCGCTGTTTATCAGTTCCTGCTTTTTTGCTTTTTAGCATTTCTATAATCTTCCTCTTCAATATCGATCGTTTCGTTGGATCGGGATGGTCGGGTACCGATAAAATATATTGGATAGACATCGCCTTCAGTTGTTTCAAAGTATAAGTTTTTTGTTTCATACCAAAATAGTTTCTAACCTATTCTTTGCATGTTTAAAATAATCTTTGTCTAATTCAATACCTATAAAATTAAGTTTGTATTTTTTAGCAACCAAACCTGTTGTTCCTGTGCCCATAAAAGGATCAAGAATTTTACCCTTTTTTATACCAGAAACCTTTAAACATTTTTCTACTAAATTCTCAGGAAATATAGCTGGGTGTTTTTTATCCCCTGCAATTTGTTTTGTTATTTCTTTAG